TTGCGCATCAGCATCTCGGCCTCGTCGCGACTGATCCCACGCGTGAGGTTGCGGCCGTAGCCAATCGTTAAGACGCCGAGCGTGTCCTCATACGGTTTCAGCTTGCAGCCCTCATGCTGCGCGATCAGTTCGCTGGCCGATCTCGCTCTCATGGGTGTTTTTTGGCGATCAGGTTTTGCAACGCCACAACCGCATCAATCACCTGTCGTGTGGCGGCCTCAACGTCGTCGTCGTTGAGCAGGTCGCGGTCGGCCCCGACTTCTGCCACGGCCAGACTCGACCGCACCATATACACCGCCGCATCCTGTTTGTATTTGCCTTTGGCCGTGATGAATTTCTCCACCCAATTGACCGCTTCCACAATAAACGGTAGCAACTTCAATCCGAGTGATAACCAACCCATTAGCGCCCTCCAATCAAGTAACTGACGGCCCCTGAGACAATGGCCCCAATGCCTGCGCCCCAGCGACCGCCTGAGCTGCGTGCGACCGAGAGCTCACGACTGTCGCGATCCTCAAGCACAGCCACTCGCGTCTCGGTTTCCCGCAATCGCCCGTTGATCCGGTCAAGCCGCTCAATAATTCGATCCGCTTGTCGATCCACGTTCTGATCGAGGGCCGACCACCGGGCGTCAAACTCGGCTCGCGTGAAGTCAGGCATCGGCCGAATCTTTAAGTTTGGCAACGACGAGATCTTTGACGTCAGACGCGGTCATGTTATGCAAATCGGCCACCACGTCGATCAGGGCGACCAGCGTTTTATTGCCGTTGACGTCGCTATTGGCGTCAGCCGTTTTTATCACTTCGCGATACGCCGCGATCTCGTCGGCGGTCGCCGCCCGCAACGCCTGCGCGTTTATGTCATAGCGTTGCGTTGCGTAGTCAATGCCGTCGTGGTCATCAAGCGTCACTTTCCCAACGAGGTAATCGGGCTGGAGGGTGTCGCCGACGTAACACACATCGTCAAACGGTTGTTGTGTGCCGGTTTTGATCGCCGGTTCCACGTTGCCGCCTGACTTGTTGCGGGTTTTGTAGACGATGCGACCCGTGGCTGCGTGAACGATCATGGCGTAGGAAATATGACTCATCGCTTTAACTTTCTTTGATGTCGTAGACCATCATCTCGCCGCCATCAATATCGCCCGACGACGCCGCCATGGTGATCGAGGTAATAGCACCGCCGAGATTTAGGTTACCAGCGACCTGCGTGACCGTTGGATCACCGTTAGCATTTTGTTCGTAGATCAACCCGTGCCAATTCAAATAAGTACCATCAGAGCTGAGATACACATGGCCTTGCGCTTGTTCGCCCGTCGCATTCCCTAGTCGGCCATGTGTTGGGATGTTGCAGTCAAGGTAGAGTGCGTCTGTTGGGTTGCCGCCGTACCCGTAATTGCCATCAAAACGGCTTAACCGCTGCACCTGTCCATAGCCTGACGTGGCCCCGTTAATTAAGAGATGCAGGCTGACGTCATCGGTATCGACTTCGACATTCTGAAACACAACCAGACACCCTGACGCCGCCAACGAGATCGTGCCGGTTTGCAGCTCACCCGACGTTAACGTTGCCTTATCGAGAAACGGAAAGCCGCCGCCAGCGGCCGCCGCCCACGCCGCGTCCGTCCCATCGGAGGTCAGCACATAGGTCGCCGACCCAATACCCAACCGCACGCCGGTCACGGTCGTCGTGGCCACAAGCAAATCGCCACGAGTAGTCAATGGGCTGAGTGAGGCAAACGTCGGCGACTCGGCAAATGTGAACGGTCGCCAGTTGGTGCCGTCATAGACCAATGAATACGTTTTGTATGCCTCGTCGAGCGTCACATCAGCACCAATGTCGAGATTGTCCGCACCGCTCGTTCCGTTTTTCAGCACGACCGTCCTTGCGTCACTCTCCACACGCAAATGCAGCACATGCCCCGCCACAATATTCGCCCCGGCAGTAATGGTATCTACGTCATCACTGGACGCCGATCCCTCTGTGTCGATCTTGTGGTAGTTGCCCGTCACGGTGATAACACCCGACGCAATCGTCAACTCAGTCGCATCGACGAAACTGAGCGCCCCGCTGTTATTGACCGAGGTTTTGAGCAGCGCACTGTTGCCAGACGCGCCAGAATTCTCGTTCCAAATTGAACTCGTTATCGTATCCCCGGTGCTTCTATCTGAGGGCGTTGTCCACGTAGCCATATGTCACCATCCCAATGTAGTTGTTTCGCCGAGTTCCGTACGCCCAGCCGTGCCGATCTGCCAGTAACTGGTGAGCGCGGCCGGGGCCAGTCCAAACGTGCAGCGCGTAAAGTTGCCCGCCTCAACCGAGAGTTGCACCGACTGAATGATCATGTTGAGCGATGACGCACCAATGGCCGTCTCGGTTACTTCGATGAGGTCGCCGGGATTACGGGCCAACGCCTGCAACAGCAAGTCGTCGCTATCGCTCGCAATAAAGTCAATCGCCTCAAGCATCGCGGCCACGGGTTGGTTCCACCGTTCCTCAACGGTTGTCGCATACCCCTGCGCGTTGTCGGTGTTTGACATATACCGCGCATCAATCACGACCGACTTGTCACCATACGGCTGCGTCGAGACTTCTGAAAACGTCAACGGGCTGCGCTGATAGATGCCCTTGCCTCGGATCTGCAACAGCGGCACGCCTCCGCTCGTCACGAGGTACACCGTGGCCGATCCGCTGTTGGTAATCGCGAGCGTGGCGGTGCTGGCGTAGGCCGTGCACACGATAGCGATGTCACTGGAAACGTCTGCCCCGCTGCCGTTCTCATTGGGCCGCCCGCCGTAATCCGTGTTTGCCACCAAGGTGGTCACCACGTCAGTGGCTCCGATCAGCGTGCGCGACTCATCAGGATCGCGATACTCAACCGAGATCGTGACGGTTTTGCCCGCCTCAACCGACAACGCCGTGCCAACGGTCGAATACACGACCGTCGTCGCCGAGGCATCGACTTTGCGCGGGTTGATCACAACCTCGACGCGGTTGACCAACTCGTCAACGCTGGCGTTGGCCGTCTGGCCGTGGTGCAGGTTATCGAAGTGGAACGCGGGCGTGCCTGCGCCTCTGGTCGTGCGCGATTGCAACACCAGCGTGCCGTCGCCTTTCATAAACACCGCCGCAAAACTCGACACGGCAATGCTTTTGATCACGCCGAGTGCCGCCGCACCGCCGCCTAACTCATCGAGCGCATACGGGAACGTTTCCTCGCCCGTGGCAAAGTCACGCGCCAGTGGTTGCGCACTACTCGGCACCGCATCGCAGACCGCCGTCAGGAGCTCGCTCTCAGTCTTATTGACTTGGATCGCAATCTCACGCAGCGTTGCCTCGGCGAGATCTCTGATGCCGTCGTAACTGACGACGCGCACCAGCGGCGCATGGTACTGGCCGGGATCAGGGTTGGCGACACGCAACTTGCCCCGGTGCCGCACATAGCCGATCCGTGCTGTTTTGGTGCCGCTCGCGGGCGTCGACGGCGTGCCTGGAACGGCATACGTAAACGTCGTCGCGGCGGTGTTGGTGATCTGAAAGATCCCGTTATATTGCGACTCACCAGCACCGGCAATGGTGATCCAATCGCCGGTTGCATAGCCGTGACTGCCTGCCGTGGTCACCGTCGCCGTCGAGCTGCTGCGCGTGATTGACGAGATCGCCTGTGCCGCGTCGCTCGTGCGATACATGGTGATCCGTATGCCGGCACCAAACTGCCAGCCACTCAAGACGTCGGCATGGTTGAACGAATATTTGCGGCCGCTGACGGTAAACATCGCCTCACCGCTGCCCGCCACGGCGTCGAGCGGTTTGTCCCCGTTGATCCCAAAGCGAATCTGTAACCCTTCGGCCGCGACCGTGTCGTCAGTCAGATCCGTCCAGACGTCGTCGGATGTTTCGACTTCGATCTTGATCTCGGCCGCTGCGCCCATCTAGCGCACCATCGCCAAACTGTCAGAGACGACCAGCCCCATCGCCCTCGGCTGGTCGCGCAGCAACCGCTCGATACTGGCAAGTCGGTGATCCATTTGCGCAAAGTCACGCGACCCCGGTGCGGCCTGCCCTTGTGCTACCACCGCCTCGCGGCCGTGCAGCATCGCGAGGGTGCCGCCGCCAAAATCTCGAAAGCCGCCCGATCCCTGTTGGAACGATGGCACCGAGAACTGCACGCCGTTGCCAAAATCAAACTCTGGCAGATCGTAGTCAAACGCAATGCTGACTCTCGGATCGGGCAGATTGTTGAGATCGTTGGTGAGTTGTTGCGTGGCCGCCGTTGCTGAGTTGGACGGCCCTGCGAGCTTGTCGATCAACTCGCTGATCTTGTCGATTAACTTACTAAACCGCGCCTCAATCGGCGTCGCAAAATCCAACTGACTGAGGCCGGTGAGTTTGTTGCCCTCTTCATCGGTGAGTTTGCCCGCTTCAATCATTTTCTCGATAATCGGTTGCAGGTTATGTGGGATCTGTTGCCCCGCCCTGAGCGCATCGGTGACAAGGTTCTGCACCTCGTCGCCCATGCCGTCGATGACCGCATTGACGTCAGCCCCGCCCTTGATCAGCACGTCCCAATCTTTGGCGAGTGCGCGAGCGGCCCGGCCCATACGGGCTTCGTCAAACGCAGGGCCAAGACTACTGAGCGCGATCCCGTATTTCTCAGCGGCGGCTTTCATGCCGTCGAAATCAACGTCAGCCTCTGCCGCCATGCCCATCAGGAGATCTTGATCCTCTTTTGTGAGCTTGCCCGCCTCGCGCAACGTCTCAAGATACGGCTCCAAATGCTCAGGCAACAGTTGCCCGGTCGTGGCCGCTTGCGCCGTGAGATCCTGCAAACCGATGATCGATTCGCTGGTGAGTTTTCGTATTTCTGCGGCGGCGGCGGCGGCGGCGGCTGCGGCCGCTGCTGCTTCCTGCCTGCGCTTTTTGGCGTTCCCACCAAAGATGCCCTTGAGAAAACCGCCGACTTTTGAAATGCCTTTCATGGCAAGACCGGCACCCATTGACACGAGACTGCTGATTCCACCTGTCGCGATAGCCCCAAGCGACTCCATCATGCCGCCGCCCAGCTTGGTCATGAAGCCGCCCAGCCCTTTGCCGCCGGTCAACCCCTGCATCAACCCGCTGAGACTGGTTTTGATTCCCTCAACCGCACCGCCGAATAACCCTAACGGCTTGAGGCCAGAGTCGGCCCAACTGATCAACTTCCCTTTGGAATCGACCAGCGTGCTGTTGAGTCCCTGATACGCTTTGTCAATCTTGACAACGCCCTCATAGAACTGAGGCATATGGCGCGTACTCGCGAGATTAAACTGCACGTTCACATTACTGGACAGTTCATGCCCGGTCTGTTTGAACCACCACACGATCTGTTTTTGCTGTTCAGTCAGCTCGGCCCCGTCATCGGCGAGGGTTTGCAGTTGCTTGGCGTAGCGTTCGCGCACATACGCGCTGCGCTTGATCGACGGCTCAAGAGTGTCAAACGCCTTGCTTAATTCGGTCACCTTGCCCGCGAGATCCGTGCGTGCGAGCGATTCCTGCAACGCTGTCAGTGATCCACCGATATCAGCAACGCCCTCGGCATAGTCAACGGTTGCCACCGCCGCCGTCTCAGCGGCCACCGTGAAGTCTTCGGTAACCTCAATCGCTTTCGGGCCGTCGCCAAGATAGTCGCGCAGCTTGTCATTGAACCCGTCAAGCCCGTCAGCCAACGATCCCAAAATGCCGGTCGACCCTTCAAACGCGCTGAACATTGATCCGAGAAATCCGAGAAACGTGTTGACCTTATCGGCAACCCAGTCAAACGCCTCACCGACCAACTTGAGCGCGACGCGGCCCAGTAGCATCAGCGTGTCAAATAACGATTTGAGCACGCGTCGGCCGTTTTCAGTTGACGTGAGCAACCCGACGAACGCTGCCGTCACAAGGGTTAACGCCAACCCGACCGGGCTTAACGTAAACGGCAACCGGATCAAAAACCGCACCGCTCGGCCAAACTTTTTAAGGCCGTCAAGTATTACGGTGAATTTCATGGTGCCAAGTTGGTTGAATTTCTTGATCACCCACGTCAACGGTTTGGCAACCTGTCCCAACGCCGCAATCATGTGACCAAACACAAAGATCAGCGGGCCAGCCGCCGCGACCACTGCCGCCACGGCAATCGCCACGTTTTGCATGACGGGTGAGAGGTTTCTGAATTTCTCGATGGCCTCGGCCACACGGTCGGCAAACTTGCTGAGCAGGGTGATCCCTTTTTGGATGGCGGGCATGAGCGCGTCGCCCAACTTCTGGCCGACAACCGTTAACTGCACCTTGAGGCGATCCCATGCAAAGCCAACAGCATTGACGCCGGTCGTCTGCTCTCGGAAGGCTGCGTCAGTCGCTCCCGCGACATCCTGCATCTCAGCGAGTTTTTGGTTGAACGTCTCGGCCTGCGCTCCAGTCAAAGCGAACGCGGCCGCGAGTGCTTCCTTTCGACCGAGAAGTTGACCAACAGCAAGCGATGAGCCGTCAGTCGTGGCAATGACTTCCCTCAACGCCCCGACGAGGCCCAGCTCGGCGATCATGGCTTCGGTTGTTTCAAATCCGAGCGATTTAACTGCCGCTTTCATCGACGTTGAGGGCTTGATCATGCCGCTCAAAACGCTTGCCAGTTGGGTGGATACTTCCGCAGTGTTGCCGGTCACGCCCGTGAGCGTTGCCATGACGCCCGAGAGTTCTGTTTGCGTCACGTTCATTTTCTCGGCAAGCGGTACAACCCGGCCGAGACTCGCGGCCAATTCAGGAAACGACGTCTGTCCTAATCGGACAACCGTGAACATGAGATCGCTGGCTTGTTGAACGGCCGCCGCACTTGTGTCGCCGTACGCTTTTGTGATCGCTGATGTCAGGTTGATCGCATCAGCGGTTGAGGCCAGTCCCGCTTTGGCTGCGCGGGCGTTGATGTCTAGTACTGCGAGTGAGTCAGACGTATCGCCAAACGCAGAGATCACCTGATACAAGCCGCCCGTGAGATCGCTGGTGGACTGCCCTAGTTCCTGCGCCATGTCTTGGACGGCGCTTTTCAATTCAAGTACCCGTGCGGTGTTTCCTGGGATCAATGTCGCGACGTTCGCCATCGCCTTGTTGAAATCGACGGCAAACTTGAACGCCGCCGCCGCTGCGCCAGCAATAGGTAACGTCAGGCCCGTGAACATTTGCCCGCCCATGCGCTGCATGTTGCCGCCAACCTTGCGCATCTTTTTGCCGAAAAGGTTGACCTTTTTGGCCGCCTCGTTCAGCGAGTTGCTAAAGGTATCGCGCAGCTTGAGCGTGGCGAAGAGCGTGCCGACTGAGACGTTGGCCGCCATTAGTCGTCACCCTCGGCAAACGATTCCTGCTTGAGCCTGAACACGTTATCAATCACCAGATCCATCGTCTCGGTCGCCTCAAGTTTCTTGATGTCGCCATCGGCCGCCTGATAACTGCGAAACGCGGCCGCGTAGTTGCGTAGTTCCATAATCCGGATCGCCGTGTCCTCTGGATCGTCTAACAGCAACCGCTCGGCCACGTGCGGCAGGCAATGGAAGTCCTCCGCGATCCGCGAGATAATCCACAGCCGCACGGTGTCGGCGTCGCACTGACCCCCGGTGAGGTAGCGGTGGAACGCCTTTAGTCGTTTTTTCGGTCGGCATCCTGTGTGGTGATGTCCTCGGCATTGATCGGTACTTTCGATAACCGCAAAATCTGCACAAACAAAAAGTCAGCCGTCTCAGCCTCAAGGTCGTTGATCGCATCAGGCGTCACCGGAATCTTGGCCGACCACTTGACGACGCCATCAATCAACGTCTGCTCGCGATCAAACGCGGCTTTCGGATCGCGTTCCTCGACCTCATCCTTGACGGCTTGCTCGCCGCCCATTTGCCTGATCTGCTCAAAGATGGCCGCCCCGCCAACCGACTGCATCAACTCGGCGGCTTTGCCAATCGTGGCCTGCTGGCAGCGTTCTTTGGCCCGACCCGACAACGCCTTGATCGTCACGGTATAACTCGGCGTACTGGGTGTCTTGACCTCTTTGGTGACTTTTGAACTAAACATGATCACTCCCATCAGGGCAGCGGGCGAGGGCGCACCATGCGCCCAAAACCCGCAGCCGTGTCTACTGATTACGCCTCGGTGACGGTGCCGGTCGGCGTCAGTGTGACCTCATACGCCGTCAGCTCGCCGCGTGTGGCGGTGCGTGTGTAGTTGGTGATGATCGCCTCGCATGCGGTGGTTTTTGACCCGCCCCACGTGATGGTGATCGTCCGGGTTGAGCCGGTGTCGCTTGGGCCGCTCGCGACGTCCGAAAATAGGGCATCAGGACCAGTTGATGATTGGTCGTCATATAGGCCCCCAAGCACAATTGGTTCTGCACGACGCATGCCCGTGGACAGTTGTTCCTGCCACGCATCGCCAAACGCAGTCGTTTCCTGTAACAACGCCTCGACTGACACGGCGTTGATCGTGGTCACGTAGTTGGTCATGGTGACCGGGGTGCCGCTCGAATTATCCACTGCCACAATTATGGAAGATGAACCGTACTTACTCATGATTGTTGTGTCCCTTCTTAAGTTGCACGCGGTGCGCTAGAGGCCACAGTTGGGCGAAGGGGCGCAAACGGTCGCGATGGTTGACCTGGAACGGCCGCCGCCCGTGGCGGCCACTTGTCGAGCTTGCGGCGAACACCAACCGCCAACCGGAGCAACGTGCGTGCCTCGGCCTCGGTGGTGGCGTCTGCCGCGTCATACAGACGCAGACGGGCAAAGCGTTCGATCTCCCGCGCTGCGTGTTGATACCGTGTGACGTCAACCGCCATCGTTAGCCTCTGGCAAACCCCACGACTACCGTGAAACTCGGCCCGGTGCCGCCGATGGTGTAACTCACTTTGAGATACTGGTTGACCGTGCCTGTGACGGTTTTGCGTTCAGCCGTGCGGGCCGTCGCCTGCGTAAATGTGATCAGGTCGGCATAGGTCGCATCGTCAGCCGAATGTCTGATCTTGACGTCGGCCGTCGGGGACGTGCCACTCGCCGCCGTCACTTGCAACGTGCCTGCCCCGCCGCTGCTGGTCGAGCTGCCGTAATTCGTGGCCGAGCCGGTGCCGGTCGCGGTCACCGCCGCCAACGGCAACACAATGACGCCCTCATCCTTGACGCCGGTGACCGTATACGTGCCGTTGGCTTTGGTCAGCTCGCCGCGTGTCGCCTGCCGCGTGTAGGTGCCAGCAAACACGCCCTCATGCGACGTGAACGGCGTGCCGAGCGTGCCGCCGGCGTAGTAGTAACTGACGACCTTTGAGGTCGCCTCTGAGCCTGACAACGCCGCGTTGACACTATCGGTTGCGTCGTCGTAAAACCCCTCGGCGTTGAGTTCGGCCGTGCGGATGCCGGTGCTGGTGTGTTCCTGCCACGCATCGCCCAAGCCGGTCGTTTCTTCAAGGTTGGCCGTACTGACGTCTGACAGACTGGTGCTGACGCCTGACACGTTGAAGCCCTGAATGATTAGCGTGACGTTATTGCTGCCGTATTTTGCCATGGTTAAAGTTCCTCATCCTCATCGGCCTCATCGGCCTCGTCGTCACGCGCTGCCACGGTCGCGCTCGTGGTCGCTGGCACAATGACGCCCTGCTCAATCAGCCACGCCAGTGACTCACTCGGCACGGCGTCGCAGCGTGCGCCCGTCTCGGCGATCACGTCGCCGTCAGCGTTCGTCAAGGTGGTCGTTGTGGTGTAGTCGCTGCCGGTCATGCCTGCACCTCATCTCGTTGCGTGTGTTCCGTAAACTCATGCCCGCAGACGCCGCACACGTCGCGCACGTTCCGACCAAACCCGCCAGACTCGACGCGCTTGTCACCGTTCGCCCCACACTGCGGGCAGTTCACGATCTCCTGAGTCGGCGGCGTGGTCATCGCAAGGCCAACGCTTTGGCGAGACGGCGCACCATACGGCCGCGCTGTTTGTAGATGACATCAGCCAGGAATCTGCGCTGGCCTTTGGTATGAGAAAAGTGTTTTTGATGCTGGGCGAGCGCATACTTGGCCGTTTCCTGCGTCGTGCCAAAGCCAAACGGCACCATCAGGTCAAACCCTTGCTGATACGGTTGGCCGACGTCAGCCGAGTCACGCAACGCGCCGCCGCCGACGTCGTCGGTATCGACGGGCGTTTTGCGAAACGCCATCATCATCTGCT